CTCTTTTCACAATCACGCGGATGTGGCAAGCCCCCTCCGCTGGTTGTTATGAAGTCCAAGGTTGATTTTATCAACACTGTTACTTCAGAACCAGCTGTTATTTCGAATGTGGAACAGCAGCTGATTTCAGCTTCATTACGGGAAGTTCTAAATGAAATCCCGGATGAGGCATTCACAGGCCTTGCCACTAAAGCAAGAATATCTGTGACTACCGCCGCCTGCTGGGAATATACCCAGAAGGAAGGTGGAACCGTTTCAGCATTACAAGATATTGTAACGTTTGGAACGGCAGGCCGAGATGCAAGACTAAGAGACTTGGATACCGGTCAAGTGGTGGGTTTTAAAGCCTTAAAAGACTTTGACTCACCAGGGGAGTACATCTTCTGGGTTTGCCTAGATGAAGTAATCCAAACTACTCCGGAGACACTTTCTGAGGTGTTTCTGACAGTAGTCAACGAGCCTGGTAAAGCTAGAAGCGTTACCAAGGCCCGTGCTTGTTTAAAAGTCGTTTTAGACGTTATAAACAAGATATGCGCGGAGCCCCTTAAAAAGGGTTTTCCGAGCAGTACATCCGGGATGGGTAAATCCAGCCACGGATGGAACCTTTTCCGTATGTTCTTTGAACAACGGGTAAAGGACGATGTATTTAAAGCTTACCAGCGAGAAATATATCGATCAAGTGATGAGATTGGAATAACTGATCACTTGATGCGCATTTTTGTAGTCAGTACTGACTACAAGAATGCTACCGATTACATGGACCACGAAGTGGCACATTTGATCGGGAACGCGTGGATGCTACGTTGTGGCATTCCAAACGTTCTGCGGGTTATTGCTAACAAGATATGTTACAATCCTCGCAAAGTTTTCTTTACAGCTAAAGGCTGTCTAGAGAACTTCGGTACCAGTACGGACAAAGAAAATGTCCGTATGGTACTTACTAGGAAGGGAGTCATGATGGGTGACCCCCTTACTAAGGTTGTATTACACATACTAAATATATGTGTAAGACACCTCTCGTTCCGGATATATCAAGATGATTTTATCCAGAACGCTTTTCCCAACTTATCCTTTCAGATAAGTGGGAAAATTCGTCAACTCTTGAGTACAATCCCAAAGTTGCCGATGAAGACAAATGTTAGCTATCACTAACACGTGGCTTCTAAAACCTCTCTTATTCCCCGTAAAAGGGAGAGTAGGTTTCGAACAGTTCGGTGCGCAAGCACACTTACTA